ATCGTCTTCAAACAACTTTTCCGTTGTTCTACTCCAAACATTTGCATTGTGCGCGTAAGCTTGGGCGATCTCTTTGTGACTATCATCAGCTAAATCGGTTAATTGTCCGATCGACTTCGTGAATAATAAGTTCACTACTTCAGCTGTGTAAAGAGCATCATTAGATTCTTTCAAATCAGTTATTTTCGAAACACCATCATGACTTAAGCTAGACCAATATTGGTTACCTAGCCACTTATAATCTCTAATTTCTTTCGAGTATAAGTTATGCATTTGCCATTTCTGACTGATCTTAATATTACGGGGCTTCATAGCATCTCCGCCTGCCTGTCCAAGGTTATGTCTTATGCCTGTGCATACGGCCCTGAGCTTTCTTCTGGTTTGCTTCTTCAGCTCACCTAACGGATAATTCTCCGATTTGAAAGGTATCAGTCCATGACCTCCTAACCATTGTGGAATAAACCACGGGACATCAAATTTAGAAAGTTCAGCTTCATGATTGTGAATAAACATATCAGAAGCTTTATTGAACATTTCTTGAGGACAACTCTTCTCAAGTTCCTTATGTAGTGCACCAAGGGTAAAGGCCTGTTTATCACGGACCCCAGACTTCTCTTGACCATATACAAGAGCCATATTGACATATTTCTCTTCGAAAATGCCATAGTCTTCCCAAGTGTTCACAATCCGGAACTGTACGGAATTCATTGTGAGAAAATCTTTAGAAACAAACGTTTTACCAACTGATGATTCAAGACCACCAAATTTAGCAACTTGCTTCCACGTATTAAAAATTCTCTCCTCACTACCCTTAAACACACAATCGTCCCCATTTATTCCTAACGGGATTTCAATATGACCATCAACATGATGATCCACGATTCTGTATGTTTTTCCTTCTGATATTTCCATTGCAAAACGACACAAGGCCGCATTCGCCAAACAGAGGAACGGAAATGAGATTATTGATCCCATAAGTTGACCTTCTCGTTGAGGTAATAATTCACCAGTGAGTGGATGCTCTAGCAAGTGTCCAGTTAAGGCACGAAGCATGAGTATTTCCAGCTGATCTAAAAATAAATCACCCAAATCACTTGAATTTTCCCTCAGAACTTGAATCAGCTCTTTACATAAACATTCGGACACCCAAGAATGCAGATTATCAGTACTAGCTTTATAATCGCCAGACACATAAACCTGATTTTCACCTAAGAAGCCAATCTTCTCTTCGATGAACTCCTTTGTAATTGGGGTTCCCACAAGCTCAAAAACCTTAATATCCTTAATCACCTTCCACAAATATTTTTGTATGGGTTTAAGAACAGAATAGGTAAGAGGAGGACCTGCCGTTATAACACGAACCTTTAACGGTTCTGGCAAACCGATTGCTTTCGCTATCGGACGTTCCTCAAGAGCGAGTAGAAATAACTTCTCATAGAAAAGTTTCCACTGATCATATAAACGCGTGCAATTGAAGCCAAATCCAATAGTCTCTTTGACAAGATCCTTTCCTTGATCAACGTCATCCAAGATTTCTTGAATCTCCTGCTCACCCATCTTCCCATAACATTCGGGAAGTCTATTAAATAAGGTGACTTCACTTAAGGATTTATCAATTAGAGTTTCATGTTTCCCAAAAATTTCAGGAAAATGTTCATAAAACGCACCAACCGCCCCGAGCTTACTCCTAGAGTAATTATAATTGCTCGAAGTACTAGGAAAGAAAGGTCGCAAAACATCAGTCTTTTTAAGACTTTTTTTAGCATAAACCTCCCTAACCGTTCTCCTCAGTTCGAAACAGATAGATTCTCTGTTTACAGGTACTTCCCAAACCCCATCAAAGATTCCAAAATCGTTCATTTGAACTGGTTCTCTTGTCAGGTGCTCAATAGTTGCAACCTCAGCATCAAAGACTTTCGCCTTATGGACCGCCGGTGCCCCTTTCTTTGATTGAGCAAAAGTTTGAGCAAAGCTCACCAATTTTGGTATGTTTTTAGACATTATCCACAAAAACCTTTTAGCACGACCATAAGTCAAGAAGCTCGGATCAATTAGATCCACGAACTTCTCCAAACCATCGGGTGCAGGTGGGATATCCTGATTCATTACATATGAAAAGAAGGCATTAATCTTATATTTAAAAAGATCCTTCCAGGAACCAAAACCAGCTTGTTCTACATATTGCATATATAGTTCAACGAGTTTTCTCTTATCAGAGCAGTGTTTGAGTTTATTCTCATAATCACTGCCCTCTTCCATGTCGCTGATGTAGCCATAAAGACCTAAAACATCATATATTACCTCGACACAGGAATTGACCTTATCATAGTCATCTCTTTTTTGATCCTCAGCACTGGTAACGGGCTGAAGGTTTTGTTTGAAAAGCTTCTCGAGTCCCTGTAAGGATTCTTGAAGCCCTTTGAAATCAACAAAAGAGTGACTAAGGGAGTTTGCCGCATGCTCCATAGCGGACGTAACGCAAATTTCAACACTTGACTTCATTATAAATAATGATTGTAACAAGTATCGCGAACTAGTTTCGTGCTTGATAGACCAATTAGATCTACTGCAGATTTGAT